TGTGTTAAGCCAGCTGGTACAACGTCCCTAGCACTCGGAACTTCAAGCGGAGTACATGCTTGGCATAACGATTACTATATTAGGCGCCTCCGCGTAGGAAAAAATGAATCAATCTATACTCACTTGGCCATTCATCATCCAGAACTAGTAGAGGATGAATATTTTAGGCCACATGACACGGCAGTTATCGCAGTGCCACAAAAGGCGCCCCCGGGCGCTATTACAAGATCAGAGAGCGCCCTACAACTTTTAAAAAGAATTAAAAAAGTTACAGAAGAGTGGGTGCGCCCGGGCCACCAAAGAGGCCAAAATACACATAATGTATCAGCAACCATTTCTATAAAGGACGCTGAGTGGATCGATGTTGGGGAGTGGATGTGGGAGAACAGAAAAGACTATAACGGTCTTTCTGTCATCCCGTTTAGCGAGCACACATATAAACAAGCGCCATTTGAAGACTGTTCGCCGGAAAAATATGAAGTTTTATCAACTAGTTTAAAAGATATTGATTTAATGCAAGTGGTAGAGTTAGAAGATAGTACTAATTTAAGGGGCGAATTAGCATGCACCGCCGGCGCGTGTGAAATAACTTGACACTTCTAGTATAAGTTACTATATTATTATCACCAACAAGGAGAAAAGATGAGCGATTTGACTACAGAAGAATATGTTGTTGAGTTTATTAAGGCGTTCAAGGCCGTCGAAGACGAGATGGAGCCCTACAAGGAGCATAAGAGAGACATTAGAAAAAACTATGTTCAAAATGGGTGGCTTACCAAAGATGAACTACGCCAGGCAGTCCGAGCTTACCGCATGCTCGCGAAGGGCGACGACATTAATCAATTCACTGATTACTATGACAAGCTGAGTAAGAAGGTGTTGGGAGTTTAAAATGTTGTACCCTTTAAATAACTACTTGGTAGTAAAGCCAGTAGAAGAGGTAAAGAAGCAATCTGGTGTCCTCGTTCCTGAGGGATATGTCAACGACGAATCCGCATACAGTCTCGTAGAGGTTGCACAGCCCAACGTAAATTCTAATTTAAGCTCTGGAATGAGGATTTTGGTGCCTTCACATCTGGTTGAAGAAGCCTCTTTTTTCGGAGAAGTGTACTATTTAGTATCTGAAAATCACGTAATTGGGTTTTACGGAGAAGATTAAATTATATCGGTGGAGTTATGAATTATTTTTTAGGATTGTTGCTCGTTGGTTCTATCACAGCAACACAAATACCAGAAGGCGCCTTTGTTAAACCAATAAAAAGCGCAAAGATTAGTTATACTTATAAGGAAGTTGTAGTTGAGGCAATATTTGATTGTCCATATGCGAAAGGAGGTGCCAAAGTTGAACTCGTTGAAAATCTTGCAAGGATAGAAAGAAGATATAATCTACCTCATAATTTGAGGGGGCTACTTCTAGCTGCAGCCTGTCACGAGTCAGGATACAACCCTGAAGCTAAAGGTGACCACCGCTTTTCGAAGTCGAAGCACCCAAAGGCAATTGGTTTGTTTCAAATGTGGCCATGGTGGGAAAAGCACTACAAAATCAACCGCGCGGACCCATATGCTGCAGCTGAAGCCTATATGCAGCACATTAAAAAGTCTTTTGACAAGATCAAAAAAACATGCAAGTACAAGAGCGAAAAAAGAACTTGGCTAGCCGCCTGGGCGACAGCTATTAGAGCCCCAAAAGCCGGCGGTAGGTGTAACGAAAAACCAAAATTTTATCGTATTTTAAAAAGATGGTATAAAACTATTGACCAAGAACGTGAAACAACAAGAGAACATGAAAAGCTCGTTCCAGGGTGTTGATTTCACGTGGAAGAACGTTGTTGTTGGGGCTGATCTAGACGCAGTTAGGTTTGCTCACAACAACAAATACTTCTTGGTGAAGAACCGCGCGCCCTACCACCACTCGTACGAATTAGCGGAGGAAGAATGGGCCACAAAGACTTATGAATTATATAGCTTGGGCCTAGCACCCTTTACTGATAAGTCTAATAATTTGAGAATTTGTCTGGAAGACAAACTAATAAAAATTTTCACAGATCGTAGTATGTACATGGTTCACTATGACAATCTATATGTTTTCGATGATGAAAATATTGAGGGCTTTTCCCTGGACAGGGAAACCGTTCATTATCGCGTGATTGATTGGTTCGATTGCCAAGGCCTATATGGTCTCGATTTCAATGAGATCATAACAGAAGATAAGTTTGTCCACAAGATCACGCTTTTTAAAACTCGACGCATCGACGGTGATCAGAAGTACTTGGATCTACTGTGCGAGTCATTTTTAACTGATAAGCAGTTAAAAAGCTTTGACTATAGTGATACAATGGCAAGGTTCAAGGTGACAGATTTGCTTAAAAAGCGGGGAGTTACCAGGCCTAGAATGTCCCTCTGGAAAAGAGATGCGTATCCGACATATAAATGAAAAAACACCTTGCAGGCATCATCCCCGTTTCAGGAATTAAGTCTGATTTTAATATGCCATGGCATGCAAGTCTTATGCCAATTGGGCCAAACTATCTAGCAGTTGAACGCTCTGTGCTTGAATGCGCATATGCCGGTTGTAATACCATATGGATTGTGTGTAATGATGATGTTACACCACTGATTAGATATCAAGTCGGTGAAAGGATCCAAGATCCGATTTATAATTACAGGCATTTTGAACACAACAAGAAGGAATTTAAACGCCCTATAAGAATATATTATGTTCCTATTAAAATTAGAGATATAAACAAGAGGGATAATTTAGCATGGTCTGCCATCCACGGTGCAAAAACCGCCAATAAAATTTTACGAAAAATAAGCCTCCATCTGGCGCCAGATAAGTTTTGGATATCTTGGCCATATGGATATTATAAACCTGAACTAGTTCGTGAGGCCAGAAAAGACATATCTAGTGGCAATCTTATGCTGTGCCACAGAGGCCAGACGATTGGGGACAACTCATACCTGGGTCTCACCCTGGACATACAACAGATAGAGAAGCTAATTGTGGAGTCCAAGACAAGATCAACTGGTCTTTGGAAGGATCCTGGGACAAGAAAAGAAAAGTATTCAATCAAAGAAAGGTTTTCATATAAAAATTTTACTTTACAACAGGTGTTCGAAACGCTACAACACTCTAATTACAGTAGACTTGACGTCGAGGATTATTACAATTTAGACAACTGGTCTGACTATTGTAACTTTTTATCGCACAACGCGTCGATCAAAAAACCAAAAATACTTAAAGCCACAGAGTGGAACGGATTCGGTCTAGACGAGGGGGAATACAGTGTTTGAACATTTAAGAGAAAAAAATAAAACCTATTTACAACATTTAATTTTCGCAATGAGGGTGAGCGTCAAGTTAAGCCTGTCTTCGACAGCGTTCTTTGTACATGCCTTGTTCCCATTTATAAAGATTCCATATAATTTAAACTTAGAATCTATGGCACTGTATCTCTTCGAAAGAAATAACGAACTAGAAGATTGACTCTCAGTTTGATATGATTATATTGTTTCTGTAACGAGAGGTTAATTTGGAAAGAAGTGAATCAAAAATCCCGTTTGTAGGGCTGCATGCACACAGTGTCGCCGGATCCGTCTTTGACGGCTTCGGATATCCGCAAGATCATATGGATTTCGCATACCAAAATGGCATGAATGCACTGGCTTTAACGGACCATGGAAATATGAATGGTATGTCTTATCAGGTTTTACACGCTAAGAAGATGAAGGACCAGGGAAAAATTTTCAAGCCAATTTTTGGTGTTGAGGCATATTTTGTGCCTTCCATTAAGGATTGGAAAGAAGAATACGAAAAAGTTAAGTTAGATAAGAAGCAAGCTAGAAAGGTTATCAACGACACGGATAAGGTTGAAGCAGAAGACGAAGGCGCCTCAAAGAGCAAGTCAAAGAGTATAATCAATTCTAGCGGCCATCTCGTGTTGGTGGCCATGAACCAGGCTGGACTAAACAATATTTTTAAGATTGTATCTGACTCGCACCAGGGGGACAACTTTTATCGAAAGCCACGCCTGGATTATAAACTATTAAAAGAATATGGCGACGGCATCATCGCGTCTTCGGCATGCCTAGGCGGTGTATACGCTAAAGATTACTGGAACAACCGAGAAGGCGGTTCGGAGTCTGTTTTGGAGGCCATGCGCGTAACTACTCGACGCATGATCGATTGTCTAGGAGACCGTTGGTACGGTGAGCTTCAATGGAACAACGTGCCAGAGCAGCATGAGCTGAATAAATACGTCATCCAAATGCACGAAGAATTCGGTATCGAGCTTATTTCTACGGCTGATTCTCATTACCCAAGTGCAGAGGCATGGAAGGACCGTGAACTCTATAAACGTCTAGGATGGCTTGGCAAGAAAAATCCGCCAGAATACCTTAAATCAGAACTCCCGATTGATGTCGATGAGATGGGCATGGAGTTATATCCAAAGAACGGAGACCAGATGTGGGAATCGTATAAGAAGTATTCGGAAGAGTGCGGCGTTTCTTATAATGACGATCTTGTGTATGACTCCCTTGTAAAGACTCACTGGATTGCTAACGAAAGGATTGAGGATTTCATGCCAGATGACACGGTTCGTCTTCCCGGGTTTGTCATTCCAGATGGCGAAACTGGTGAACAAGCCTTGGTCAAGGAATCTATCGCAGGCCTGAAAAAGCTAGGATTATCTGATAACCAAGAGTACATTGATAGACTCAAACACGAGCTTACTGTTATAAACAACAGAGGATTCAGTAAATATTTTCTCACCATGAAAGCTGTTTCAGACACAGCGAATCAACATATGTTAGCAGGCCCGGGCCGCGGCTCGGCTGCAGGCTCATTGGTGTCCTATGTGTTGGGAATCACTCAGGTCGATCCAATCAAATATGGCTTATTGTTTAGCCGGTTCCTGCGATCGGATGCGACTGACTACCCAGACATTGACTATGACGTTAGCGACGCATTCGGGCTAAAGGAGATATTAGCTAAGGAGTGGGGAGAAACTACAGTTGTACCAATTTCTAATTTTAATACGCTACAGCTTCGTTCGTTAATCAAAGACATAGGTAAATTTTACGAGGTCCCATGGGCCGAGGTTAATGTAGTAACCGGCAGAATGGTTAAAGAGGCAACCCCGAAAGCCAAGCAAGATCATGATATTAAATCAGGTGTTTACATCCCAACTTTTGAGGAAGTGATGAAATATTCTGAATCTTTGATTAATTTCTTGCAAAAGTATCCCCACATTAAAACGCATGTAGAAGCCCTCGTAGGCCAAGTAAGATCGACTAGTCGCCACGCTGGGGGAGTCGTGATTGGCGAGGATCTAGACAAGCACATGCCTCTTATCTGTTCTGGCGGTGTGATACAAACTCCCTGGTCCGAAGGACAAAACGTACGCCATCTGGAGCCGCTTGGGCACATTAAATTTGATTTGCTGGGCCTCTCAACTCTTGAAATGATCCAAAGTGCCATCGGACATGTTCTCAAAAGGTATCATGGAACTGAAGACCCAACTTTTGCTGACATCAAGAAATACTATGAGAGCACCTTGCATCCAGACGTCCTAGACTTGGATGACAAGAAAGTGTATAGAAATATCTTTCAGAAAGGAAAGTTCGCTGGCATTTTTCAGTTTACTAACTCAGGAGCCCAGCGGCTGAGCATCAATTCTAAACCAAATGATATCATTGATATTTCTGCTATCACTTCGATTTACCGCCCGGGCCCCCTAGGCGCCGGAGTTGACAAAGCGTATATCAAAGCGAAGAAGAATAAGGGCGCTAGTTATCTTATTGACGCCGTTGAAGAGGTGACCAAAGAAACTTATGGTTTTCTTATTTTTCAGGAACAAATTGCTTTGCTGGCTCACAAGTTAGGCGAAGACATATCCTTAGAAGAAGGTAACAAATTACGTAAACTCTTGACCAAAAAGGGCACAGGCAAAGGCCAAGAAGAAAAAGAAATAATTAGAGAGAAGTTTATTAGAGGGTGTCTTAACAAGTCGATACCAAACGACACGGCCAAGAGCCTTTGGCAAAACTTTGAATATTTTTCAGGTTACGGCTTTAACAAATCGCATGCTGTATCTTATTCTATTCTATCTTACCAATGCGCTTGGCTATTTAATTATTACCCTGAGTGCTGGATGGCTGCTTTCTTAGACAAAGAGCCTGAATCACGCAAAGAGGCAGCAATCGGCCTGGCTCAGAAATTTGGTTTTGAGATTGAAAACATTAATATCAATACCTCGACTAGACAATGGGAAATTAGTGATGATGGCAAAACTCTCATCCAACCGTTTAGTTCGATTAAGGGTTTAGGCGATAAAGCAATCGACCAAATTATGCAGAACAGGCCGTTCGAGAAGATCGAGGACATTCTCTTCAATGAAGAGATTATCCATGCCAAACTAAATAAGAAGGCGCTGGACGTGTTATGTCGTTCTGGCGCGCTGGACGATATAGTTGATGATCGATTTAATGGTTGCAAACATTTCTGGATGGCGTGTATACAAGACAAGCCAAAAAACCAAAAGAAGCTAGATGAGAATATTGAAATTTATTCGCCGGAAGAAGACTTCACCCCCGAGGAAAAGATTGAGTATATTTCTGATTTAACTGGTATGTTTCCTTTCGATCTGGTCTTGACACAAGAAATTAGAGATTCTATTGGAAGAAATTGTGTTCCAGCTCTAGGCAACTGGGATAAGGATCTGGGTGTTGCTTGGTTTATACCAAGAGAAGTCATCCCCAAGAAAACCAAAAATGATAAACCATACTGGATTCTTAAGGTGATAGATAGCACCTCAACGATGACCACAATTAGGTGCTGGGGGATTAAAGAATACGACCAAATTCATTTGAACCGACCTTATGCAGCCAAGCTGGACCACAACAAAGACTGGGGTTTTAGTACTCGCTCAGTTAGGCACACATTTAAATTACTAGGATAAAGCATGGGAAGTTTAAAAAGAAAGATGCTTCGCAACAAAACGAAGCGTATTAAAAAGGATATTGAAAAACAAATGAAGCGCCAGCTTATGATGTTTGATAAGTTAGAGGACGAGTGCGCTGCATGTGAGAAACCATATGACAAGAACTCCAAAGAACACGTAACAACTTGGAACGTTGTTGTGAGAGAGAAAGAAGAAGTTGTAAGATTATATTGCCCAGAGTGTTGGGACAAAGCTAATAAATTAATTAAGGAGATACAAGATGATCTTAGAGTACGAGATAAGACCGGGAGCGACCTCCCCGTCGAGGGCTAACCCTAGCGACGCCGGCCTAGATGTTTATTATTGCCCAGTTGACCCCAACGTGAAAGCTGTGAAAATTAAGCCTGGTGGAAATACGATGTTGGCCACCGGCTTGAGTTTTGGTGTTCCACATGGTTATATGTTACAGGTTTGTAACCGCTCTAGTATGGGTGCAAAGAAGTCTTTAATAGTCGGCGCGCACATCATTGATAGTGGATACGACGGCGAAGTCTTTATTGATTTGCACAATATTGGGCAGGAACAGCAGATAGTTTGTGCCGGCGATAAGATTGCGCAATTGATTTTGGTACCGGTAATACACTTTAGAGCCAGACAGACCAATCATAAATTGTACAGAGAGCCTATTGCGATCTCTCGCCGCGGCGACGCTGCACTAGGAAGTACAGATACAGGAGAGCCAAATCACGTGCTAAACGATATGCCCGTTGGAGGATTCTAATGAAAATAAATAAGGAAGAATGGCTGAAGGCGTCTTATGAATACCCCTTCAAAGGTAAAGAAGCTAGTGATACACCTCGCGCTGTTGAACACGCGGCTCACTACAACAAGGGAAATATCGAAACAATAGACGTGATAGAAGATTGGGGTTTGAATTTTCATTGTGGAAATG